TGCACCGTGAACCCGGCCGGATGCTCGTCCAGTACACCTTTCAGCGGATAACATTCAGCTTTCACGTGTTGCTCTTCTGCGGCTGCCTTGCAGTCATTCTCAGTGTCGTAAACGCCGAGCAGGACATCCTGATTACCGCCCGTCAGCATGCTGACGGTGAGAACCAGGGCAAACATCGTGCTCATGAAGGGCCTCCTTTTTGCGCGAGCATGTAGCACACCCGGCGGATGAAAGCCGACAGCGGATTTAAACGAACAGCCTGCTGACGAGCGGGTTTGCGTGCGAAATCATTCATAGAAACAATCCCCTCAGTGCGCTGAAGAGCGCGATCCAGATGAAGAGCCCAATAACTGCTGAAATGATCAGGGCTCTGATGCCTTGCTTGCTCATTCCAACTCCTCATGTTTGCCTGTCTTTTAACCACTTCAGGCTCGGTGGTATGCTGGTAGTTCTCACACAGCCAGCAAGGAAATAAAAAATGTCAAAACTGACAACTATGAAAGTTGCTTGCCCTGATTGCGGAAGCGAGATGCTCAAGCGTCCCGATGGTTTCGACTTTGATACAAATTTTGTTGGCGTCAGTTGTGCCAACTGTGGTCGAGAAATCACTAAGGACGATGTTGTTAAGCAAGGGACGGATGTTGTCAAAAAGCAGGTTGACGACATCCTCAGGGATGCCTTCAAGGGAACGGGCTGGAAGCTCAAGTAACCCCAGTAGTTCCTCGACCTGATTGATTACTTCCGTGGCGTCTATTTCGAGTTCAATAGGCGCCACCTTTACCTTACTCATCTCACCCTCATTGCCTTGTCGCCGGCCAGCGGAACGTTTATCGGAGCAACGCAGCGCGTTGTTGATGTAGTGAGTTTAATCATTACTAAACTATTATGTAAAGCAAAAAGTAAACTTTTGTGCGTAAAAAATTGAAGCCTTCAGATCCTGAGGCCCAAATGAAGGAAGGGATTGTGAAAAAACCAAAGCCCGCCTTTGACGAGGTTTGGTTTGGGAGGCGTGAGCGTTAACTGCGTGAAGCCAGTAACTCTTTGAAAAGTTCGTTGTATTTATTGAACTTAGATTCAAATTCAATTAGCGCTTCTTTCTTTGCGGAGTCAGGGAATCCACGAAAAAAAGTAATGAGCTTAAGTTCTTCGTCACTCAACACAAGACCTGGCTGTGTGCTTTGGGAGTCAGAGGTGTCTGAGTCAAGGAAGCCTGAGGGCATTCCGTAATCTCTTTCTAACCTTCTTGCCGCTCTTTCGCCAAAGGAGCTGCGGCCATTTATCAATTGAGATAAATAGCTTTTCTCTTTCTCTGGAAGCGACTTTTCTGAGAACCATTCCTTAAGCCGCCTGCGTCTAATTTCCTGTGTCGTCATAGAAAGCATTTTGATTAGTAATTTATAAACAAGCAAATACTTGACGTTTTGGTTTAGTATTTTATAAACTCACCGCAATCACACGAGGGAGCCACTATGCAACTTAAAGATTATCTAAACATGAAACGAGGCAGCTCCAAGGCCTTGGCTACAAAGCTCGAAGTATCGACTTCTTATCTTTCACAAATGGCATCTGGGATTGCTGCCATATCCCCATCTCGTGCCATACAAATAGAACAGCTTACGGAAGGCGCTGTTACCAGAGCAGATTGTTTCCCAGATGATTGGGAAACAATCTGGCCTGAGTTTATACCTCCTGCAACTCCCCTAACTAACAGCTCCGAGCTTAATGGGGATTAACCATGCAAACACTTTCCTTTCAACAAAATACCGGATTCAACACCGGCGCTCTGATAAAGCGAAATCAGCTGAGAGAGTCAGATCACGACGCTATTCGCTCTGCTGTTCGCGCCTGGGCTGCAGCTGAGGGCCAGGATGTTGTGTCGGCACACATCATCGATGAGTGGCGCCAGCAGGGAGGCGAGGAGATCTCGTTCCCTGATGATATCAGCCGTGCCCGACAGAAGCTTTTTCGCTACCTGGACAACCCTGCCGATTCTGAGCGCTATCGCGAGTACGTTCGCTTTCTTACCCCGGCAATCATGGCCGTTCTTCCGCTGGAGTTCCGACATCGCCTTATGCCGGAGGACGATATTTTGTCGCGCCTGTCTTCGGCCATGAAGGAATGCGCAGAAGCAAAGCAGGCGGTGATGCTGAATGCGCCAGAGCACCAGAAACTGAAGGAAGTGAGCGAGGGGATTGCGTCGCTTTTCAGGCTAATGCCTGAGCAGACAGGAGCGCTGATGACGATCGTGAGCTCAATGCTCGGCGTGATGTAAGTGAGGTATCCATGAATCACATCGAATTTATTGAGAAGAACGTCCGCGAGGAACTTCTTCGCCAGGGCTTCACGCAAGCAGTGGCTCAGGGGGGGGGGCATACCAGGCGGTCGATATGTACAAGCGGATGTCACAGGCAAGTCGCAAAGGGGGAATGTTTGACGATGTTATGCGACACGCAAAGTTATGGGCTGAGAAGCAGGCCAGCGCAGCTGAACGCCGGGAAGCAAAGCGCAAAGTGCGAAAGGGCGGCGACCAGGCTGGGTTGTTCTGAAAGGGTGAAGACTGTTGTGCGCCAACACAGCCAGTCTTCGGGGTGTGAAAAAAGGGCTCTTAGTTCACGGAGTGAGTATGTCAAATACCGCTGAAGTTATCAATTTTCCGATTAAAACCGAGCGTTCGGGAGGTCAAATGGCCGACCTGGCTAACGGGTATACCAAGATCGCAAACGAGATACAAAAGCTCAAGCCGCGTCTGCGGATGTCAGGTCGTGAGTGGCAGTGTCTTGAGGCTGTTATCTGGCTTACCTATGGATGGAACAAGAAGCAGGACCGAGTAACAAACACGGTGATTGCTGAGCTGACAGACCTCGGAGAGTCGCATATTTCCGACACAATCAAATCTCTCGCGGAGCGGAAAATTATCTTCGCTCATAAGCAGGGAGTGATGAAAATTGTCGGAATAAATACTGAGCTATCTGAGTGGATTTTAGACAAACCGAAAACGGGAAAACTCTTCCCGGAATCGGGAAAAGTGTTACCGAAAACGGGAAAACCTTTCCCGGAAACGGGAGACACCCAATACAAGAACAATAGTAAAAGATCTTCTTCGTCTCGGAATTCTAAAGAATCCCGAAACGAGGAAACTTTGAAGTTTCTCTCTCGTCATCCAGAAGCGGCCGATGGGATTTATACCCCTGCGGGTAAATCCTGGGGAACAGCTGACGACCTCAAAGCCGCGCGATGGATTTTCGATAAAGCCCTCACCGTGAACGCCTCCCTCTCAGAGCCGAACTGGGTTGAATGGGCGAACACCATCCGCCTGATGCGCCTGCAGGACAAGCGCACTCACTATGAGATCTGCGAACTGTTCAAGTGGGCAAATGAGGACGGTTTCTGGCAGGAAAACATCCTTTGCCCCTCAAAACTACGTAAGCAATGGGATCATCTCACAACTAAACGCCTGCGCAGCCATGGTCCATCAAGAAACTCATCAGGCGCCAGTGCGCTGGACAACACAGACTGGATCGACGGGGTACTCGAATGAAATCTATCGCAGAAAGCATGCACAACTTCGACCGTGAAAACTTCCAGCGAGTGGCTGCCGGGCTTCCGGAAATGCAGGACGAGCAGGCAGTAAAGCGCCAGGCGGCCAAGACTGCGGAGATCTTCAACGAGCTGTTCCGCCAGCTGCTTGCCGTATTCCCGGTGTTGGCCAACAAATCTGTGGAAGACCTCAACGAGATGCGTCGCCAGTGGTTGTTGGCGTTCAAAGAGAACGGGATCACCACAGTTGAGCAGATTAACGCAGGGATGCGGGTTGCGCGCAAACAGGAAAAACCATTCATGCCATCACCGGGACAGTTCGTAGCCTGGTGTCGTTCTGAGGAGGCGGTAACTATAGGCCTGCCAGACGCGAGTGAGCTGGTTGATATGGTTTACCAGTATTGCCGGACTCGCGGTCAGTATCCAGACGCTGAGTCTTACCCATGGCCTGAGCATGAAACCGAACCGTTAACGCTGAAACATAAAGCCTGCTATTGGCTGGTTACGGGGCTGTATACCGACATGCGTGCAAATGCGCTGAGTGATTCCGAATTGCGCCGTAAAGCCTCTGACGAGCTGCTGCGTATGGTTCGTCGCATTAAAACCGGTGAAGCTATCCCCGAGCCGGTTAAACAGATCCCAAAGCTTGGCGGACGTCCACTGAGTAACGAGCAGGGCTTAAACAAAATCGCGGAAATCCGCGCGAAATTCGGTTTAGGCAGAGGGCGGAATCATGGCTAGAGCATTGTCAGCAGTTGAGCGCAGAGAGTACGTCCGCGCAGTGATTCGGATCACCAGGCATCAGGGGCGACTCACGACCACCGAGGCAATGAAAAAACTGGGGCTGAGCCGCGGTACTGTCCAGCGGTATTTTTCCGAAGCAGAAGCGACTGGCGAGGTTGTCCGGCATGGTCGTTTGGGGCTTTTCCGCGATCAGCGGGCCGTCATCGACTTTGACATGAAGCGTTTTGGCCTGGTGCCGAAAGTTGCTGTTGGGATGAATTACAGCCTGCTTGGCAGTCCTGTTTTTCAGCGAGTTTTAGATGTTCAGGAGGCTATTCATGGCTAAGAATTCAATCGATGTATACGGTGCCAGCGGCAAAACAAACGTGCTCAATTTCGAGCCTGAAAACCTGCACCTGGTCACCGATAAGACCCACCCACTTTACGATGAGCGTGTACACCTGCCTATCGAGGAAGGGATGGTACTGAACATTGCGGAGCTGGGTGTACTGGAGCCGATCATCGTCTGGAAAGACCCCGAAACGGGGCTCACCTGCGTAGTTGTTGGCCGTCAGCGAGTTAAACATACCCTGGAGGCAAATAAACTCCGTCTGAAAGAAGGCAAGGACCCACTGCTTGTTCCAGGAATCGTTAAGCGCGGATCAGCAAATCAGATGGCTAAATACATGGTCAGCGAAAACGAAATTCGCAGACCCGATACGCCGCTTGGCCGGGCTAAAAAAATGTCAGATGCCCTCGACCGCGGGCTCGATGAGGACGACATTGCGGTGTTGTTTGGCTGCAGCGTTCAGACAGTTCGAGCAACGCTCTCCCTCCTCGATGCTACTCAGGCCGTCAGGGAAGCGGTGGAGGCTGGCACAGTCACCGTTACCCAGGCGCGTCAGCTGGCATCGCTTAAACCCGAAGAGCAGCGGGAGAAAGTCTCTGAAATCGAAGCGGCAACAGCTGGCACAACCGGTCATGAAAAAGCCCGGCGTCAGCGTCAGATCCTCGGTGATGCAAAGCCTCGCCTGAAAACACGCAAAGAAATCACAAAAGCCCTGGAATCTGCCGAGGGTGAGTATGCGAGCGCACTCCGTTGGGTGCTTGGGGAGGCTGTATGACAATCGTAAAAACCCATACCGGCACCGTGATCACCAAAGACGGTCCGAAGGTAAAAAAACTGCACCAGACAGAGCGGATGTGGGTCGTCGGCAAAAACGAGTTTTACCATAAAGAAACCGGGCGCCGTCACTTTGCAGAAAATACGCGCCGCCGGTTGTTGTTGGAAACGATTGAGGCGATAGGTGGTTCACATGACTGAACACGTCGAAAAATACACAAACAAGGCTATAGAAATCATTGCCGACTATATCCAGCGCACTAACAAGAAAAACGAGCAGTTACAGGAAGCGAAGGTGCGCTTGGATAAAAAAATCGCTCTGTTCGCAGACGATGAGAACTGCAACACAAACAGGCTGATGTCCGTATTTTTACCAGCAATGACCAGCCATACCCGAGATGGCTTTTTCGAAGAGATAGCAGCGGCGTTAGAAGGAGCCAACCAATGACTAAGTATGAATTACTCGACTCAAAAATAATGAGCAAAATTGATGCGCACCCTACGCCATTTTCCAGTCTGTACGTCAGGGATGTAGCAGAAGAATGCGTCCGAATTGCAAAGGATGAGAATAAGCCAGAACCTTTCCGCATTCTCGATCGCCGGCTTCAGGCGCTACGTAAAGCGGGAAAAATCCGCAGTACATCCAAGGGCTGGGTGAGGGCTTAACCAATGACCAGTAAATTAACCAAAGAACGCCTCCTGGAAATCGCTGAAGATGGATTCCTGAAGCATGGCGAAAGCAAAGAGTTGGCCCGCATGGCGCTGGCCGAAAAGGCCAGCGAGCCGGTGATATTGTACCGGGAGTGCAATCCCTACAACGGCTTAACCACAGGCTGGCAAGAGCTTACCGAAAACGAGTTCTCATTCCTCAAAGAGAATGCCGGGGAAAATGCAGAGTTCCTCACGCTCTATCGCCACGCGCAGCCAGCGCCGGTAGTGCCTGATGCATACGTGCGCGATGAGCGCGGAAGAATGATGCTTAATGGCGTCTGCGAGCCGAAAATTGGCTTTGGTATAGGCTGGAACGCCTGCCGCGCCGCCATGCTCGACCGACAACTTGTCGACCATGTCGATGAGGAGTCGCTAACCAGCATCAATCCCGCGCCAGCTATGGGTTCGTTGTCAAAAACAGGTGAAGTGCTGCACACCAACTCTCCGGCGCAAGGCGGCAACTCTTCGGTAATTCCTGATACATGGATTCCGGTAAGCGAGCAGATGCCACCAAGTCGTCATGAGGTTTTGGTCGGGCGTTGGTGGGGAGAGAAGCCGCGGTGGTGTTGCAAATGGGCAACGTATATTCCTGGCCACCCTGATGCGCAGAGTAGCGGCTGGTTGATCCCCGGCGGGTCGTGGACGCCCACCCACTGGATGGAGTTGCCAGCCGCCCCGCAGGAGGTGAGGTGATGGACTCTTCCCTGGAATACGCCTGCAAACGCCTGCAGGAACTGGAAAGCCTGTTGCTGGTGGATGTGCCTGAAACAGTTTGGCCAGCGGAAGTCAGCATGGTCTTCGCTCAGATTGAAAAAGCCGGGACACTCCCGGCGCACCACCAGCGCCGACTGCAGCACCATATCAACCGTATGTGGCTGGAAAAAATGCCGGTACCGTCAATTATCGCCGCGGCTGGTTCGCTGGCATGTGCCATGGAGAAATATGCGTGAAAGATAGCGAAATCATCGTTGATAACTTTGCTGGCGGTGGCGGCGCCTCGACGGGCATCGAGCTGGCGATTGGGCGTAGCGTGGACATCGCGATAAACCACGACCCAAACGCTGTAGCTATGCATACCACCAATCACCCGGGAACTCTGCACTATTGCGAGTCTGTTTATTCAGTGCGTCCAAAAGTAGCGACTGCCGGCCGCAGCGTTGGTTTGGCCTGGTTCTCGCCGGACTGCCGCCACTTTTCCAAAGCGAAAGGGGCTAAACCAGTTGAAAAAGCGATTCGTGGGCTGGCGTGGATCGTTATCCGCTGGGCGCTGGATGTTGGTCCGCGTGTAATGATGCTGGAAAACGTCGAAGAGTTTAAAACGTGGGGTCCACTGCTGGTGGCGGAAATGCGTCCGGATCCGGACCGCATTGGCGAAACGTTCCTGGCATTCGTCGGTATGCTGACATCCGGAGTTCCTGCGGATCACCCTGCGTTGTTGGAATGTTGCGAGTTTCTGGAGTTGTCGCCGGATAGTGAACAGGCGAAACGCTTAGTTGCCGGCCTGGGCTATGTTGTCGATTTTCGTGAGCTGCGCGCCTGCGACTATGGCGCGCCGACCATCCGTAAGCGGTTCTTCATGGTGATGCGCCGGGACGGGCAACCAATAGTCTGGCCGGAAGCAACCCACGGGGATCCGAAATCACCGGCGGTGCTGGCCGGAAAACTGGCGCCATGGCGCACAGTTGCAGAATGCATTGATTGGTCAATCCCAGCTCCGTCGATTTTTGGCCGCAAAAAGCCGCTGGCGGAAAACACGCTCCGTCGCATTGCCCGGGGAATCCAGCGCTTTGTTATCGAAAGTGCTTCGCCGTTCATCGTGAAGTGCAATCACACAACGACACGCGGGAAATATGACTGTTTCCGGGGGCAGGCACTGGACGATCCGCTGCAGACGATTACGAAAACCCACGGCTACGCAATCGCGGTACCTCATTTGACAAAATTCCGCACCGGCGCCACCGGGCAGCCAGTTACCGATCCGGTACCGACAGTGACCGCCGGCACGTCCAGGCGCCCGGGCGGGAATGGTCATGCGCTGGGGATTGTTGAGGCGGGCCTTGTCCCGTTCCTCGCTGGCAACGGTGGCAGCGAATACCAGGCAAAACCGCGCCCGCTTGATAAACCTGCTCACACCATCCTGAAAGAGCCGCGCGCTTGCGTCGTCGCTCCGGTTATTGCCCGGCAGTTTGGCGCCAGTGTCGGGCATAGGGCTGATGAGCCAAGCGCGACGATCACAGCTGGCGGCGGCGGTAAATCGCAACTGGTTGTGCCGACGCTTATTCAAATGGGATACGGAGAGCGGCCCGGTCAGGCACCTCGCGTCCCCGGACTGGATAAGCCGCTGGGAACCGTTGTTGCTGGTGGCGGGAAACATGCTGTGGTTGGTGCATTCCTGGCAAAACACTACGGCGGAAACTACACCGGGCCCGGCGTGGGACTGGATGAGCCTGCGCATTCAGTAACGACTGTCGATCACCACGCGCTGGTTACTGCTCAGATTGTTGGTGTTGGCGGTCGTGCTGGGCAGAGCAGGCCGCGAGACGTTAGCGAGCCACTACAGACCATGACGACAAAGGCTGATGCTGCAATGGTCACGTCCCACCTGATAAAACTCCGCGGCACCTGCCGTGATGGCCAGACAACTGACGAGCCGATGCCTACTATCACTGCCGGCGGGCAGCACGTAGGGGAGGTTAAAACGACTCTGGCGGTCGAGGACTATGACGAAGAGCGCGCGCAGCAGGTGCTGGCGTTCCTGCAGAAATACTGCGGGGAGGATAGCACCGGGCTGGTGGATATCGGCGGGGTGACTTACCGCATTGTCGACATCGGCATGCGCATGCTGCAGCCACATGAGCTCTACCGGGCGCAGGGGTTCCCGGAGTGGTACATCATCGATCAGGATTACCGCGGTGTGAAGTATGCGAAGGATAAGCAGGTTGCGCGTTGTGGTAATGCGGTTCCTCCGCCTTTTGCTGAGGCGCTGGTGAGGGCTAATTTACCGGAGATGTGCCTGAAAAAAGACATTGCAGCATGATAAAACCCGCTTCGGCGGGTTTTTTAATACGGAAAAACATCAATCTAAACATAAGCATGGTGTTAGCAAAAAGTGCTGCAGAGGGGTTGAACATTTCATGCAACCGGTATACTGTTTATTTATACAGTGTGCGCCGGGAGACCGGTAGAGATCAAGGGGTGAAAGTCCCCGACCATTGAAGGACCAGCAATCCACAAGGTCCCC